GTCGGATGTAGTTCCGCGATTGCATTGCAGTGGTGAATCGTAGATATCTACGAGAGTCCACTGGGGATGTCAGTGCGTTTGTTTAAACGCCTCCAACATCTTCGCTAGCTTTTCCTTCATGTTTCCACGCTGGAAAGGAAGCAAGAGAAAGGGGTCTTCGGAATCCGTTACCACTTTCCCAAAGTCTCGTACTGCCTTATTCATAAGGTGTAAGATGACTTTCGTCAGAGGGTCCCCCATGAGGACCCCCTGGCGAAGGGTTACAACCCTCGTCCCTTCCAGGGCCGTGGGTGAACCGACACCCTCTAGGACGCCACTGGCGTCAAAGAGGATGGAACGGGGTTTAAAACATGTTTCATGTACTATCCCCCGCAGGACTTTTGGAATGCCACATTTGAGCATCCATTGTTCCGCGACGAATGATGCGATCTTATGGTCCATCTTATCTGTCGCCTCGCTGTAATCCGTAAAGGACATCCAGCAATCCTCATACTCGAGGCGGATATCCGCCGACGTAGTAGAGGTGGCCGTTGCAGTCCGGGTTTTTACCCGGAACGCGACGTCTCGAACTCTTTCGTCTTCATAAAATGAGACGAAGGCGTTCCATCCGTGATTGCTTTTGCCCATCCCGGATGTACTACTCTCTACTCCCTTTTTAAGGGGGTAGGAGCAAATCCCGTTGATAACATCTAAGATGATTTTCAACGCGGCGTGAGCTTTGGTAACGGTTCTTGCCTTACCGGGCTCATTGACCATGACTACCTTGGCCTCCCTTAGGGAAGCCGGTGTCATAGACAGCACTTCTTCTAGGCATCGCCAGAAGAGGTACGTCCCAATCCCTAGGGTTTCGAGACTCTCGTAACCCAGGAATTCGTTCGTGTCGAGGTTGTACGTACGTACTTTCCGACCGAGTTTTCCTTCTCGCATGAGCGAACGCGCATGCTCGGAGGTTCCACCCTCTTCCCTGAGATTCTCAAGGCAAGCGGAGGTTGTGGGGTTCACGCCGGCTTTGGTTGTTAAACCAGTGAAGACGTGGTCTGGGATTTCCCTCAATGTCTTTGACACTAAGGCTCCCACAAGCTTCAACTGGAACTCCTTTAAGGGTTCCGGAGGAGCCGACACCGTAGTCAAGAATTTCATTTTTGACTTCAGGGTCACGACAGCGGGGGGTGTTCCCACCCCGCGCGTCTGAACCATTATCGCCCCAATTTGGGTACGATAATGGCTCTCGCCCAAACCCTTCAGTATTCTGAGGGGGCCGGCGAAGATGGACATTTCTCCATCTAAAACAGGCATTTCTTCGTTCCGAAGGAAGGCCTGTTTAACCTTTCCACGAAGGGCTTTTAACCTTTCGTAGTAGGTGGAGTGCTCCAGGATTTCGTTCCTGGTGATCACCCCGTCCACAAACTCATCACTTAGGTGATGGGAGAGTTGGCTAAGGACGAACTGGTCGTATAACGACCAGCTCCATCCCGCGGTGAGACTACCCAGATATATCTGGGTGAATGTCCCATCGATAGACCTTAGGACCTGGAGAAATCTCTCGGCCCGGGCCTTGCCCTCACGTAACTCGTATTCGGGTTCCGTTGGGGCGTCTTCCTTTCCCTTTGATTTGGGAGCGGTCGACATCATCGCCAATTCGGTCTTTGACCAGATTGGATCTGATTTACCTCCCAGGAACGCAATAATGCGTTTCCGGAGGGTCCTAGCCCAGTTCACGACAGGCTTGTCATGTTCTGAGCCCGAGCACATCTTTTGGAGAAGTATTCCCCAATGGGTGTGCGATAGCAGGATCTTCACCTTAAGGTTGACATCCGCTATCTGGGAAAAGCTGATCCGTCTACGGAAGAGCTTTTTCCCTCCACCAAGCATGCGATTTAGCATGAAGGGTGACATCTGGTCCGAGATGCGTTTCACACCTCCCGGCCAGACAAGAATCTTAGATTGGTCCAATCCAAGTCGTTCTTGAGCATGGTACACTTTGAGAGACTCAAAGGGATCCATGAAATCGAACCGATATTCGTTTTCGTCTATCGTATCGAATTCCCCATCCATGTACTCGACATCGTCGTCTACATGGGGGTCAGCCTCCTCCTCCTCTTCGTAGAAGGGGTCGAGAAGGCGCTTGTTCTCTACCTCGATTTTACGAAGTAGGGTTCCAAGAAAGGATTTCTGCCCCTCTGATAACATCGAGGCAGACTCCCTGAAGCCCGAAAGTTTCCTGAAAGGAAGCTTCGTCGCTTTCGGTCGATACAAGAGTGGGAATCCCAACTCTTGTAGGACCGGGACGTGGTCCGGTTTAATTCTTAGACCGAGGCCCGTCAACAACGAACAGGATGGCACCTGCCTCGTTGTGAGATAGAAGGTCTTCATTTTCATGGTGAACTTCATCTCAGGATCATTGATCTGATTGTTAATCGGATCAAAGTCCGGAAACTCCCATGCCGGCGTC